TCTTGCTTGGCCGATCGTGCCCACAGCATTGTAGTCCATAGTCTGAGCGGTCAAGTACGGATCGGAAACATCACTCATGAACGGAGAAACCAAACGAGACTTGTCACAGGCGATCCCCGCTGGTAGGGCACATTTGTCCCCCATCAGTGACTCGGGTGTCAGTGTGCGACCGACCTCGTGGCGAGGATAGGGACCAGGAACACCACGAGTCTTGTAAAAGTCTTCCTCGTACGGCCAACCGCCTCTGCCTTGCTGTGGTTCCAATGCAGAGTATACCATCTGGCCGTTACCGTTCCTGCGCCCCTCCAACATGATGATGCTCTTGCTGTCTGATTGATTGTCGTTTGGCTTGTTCATTTGTTCCTCACAATGTTTGGATGCGCTGCCCATTGACTAAGAAGTGCGCCTGACGGTCGTGGAAAGAGATGCGTGCATCGGTGATTTTATGTGTGAAGACACTACCGATAGCACGGTTTAGTTCAGTAAATGGTGTACCCTCCGTTCCCAGTTGTTCGAGCAAGTGTAACACGTACGCGCCTGATGGGCCAACGAGCCAGGCGAGACCACTCACATCTCCGCCCGTTGGCTGTCTCTTGATAATATCAGCGAGCTGTACCCTATCAATAAGGCCGCGTGCGAACTGGCCCTTTGCTATCAGGTTAATCACGCGGTCTTTGTTGCGCAAACTGATCGGTGGCATATGTTCGGGCATGACATGACTAATCGTTTCGTGCATGGCGCCTGGATTGTATGGAATGATTCCCTTTTCTTGTCCCGCTCCGTACGAATGTACGTTGCGGATAGTGGAGAAATCACCCACCATGCCGTTGGACGCTTTGATGCCAAAATTAAATCGGAATGGGTCGTTGAAGTAGTCCGAACGCAACGGGTCCATATGGTTCTGAGTGAACATGGTAGTAGGTAGGATAAATGGCACGAATTGCCAATCCCACTGCCAGTCATATGGTGATCCTTTATCACAATCGATGAACGCACAGCCCACAGCAGTCAGCGTATCGATAATGCCTTGAGCTGAGTGGTTGATTAGTGCGATGGGATCAGCCTTTGATATGTCTTCTAGAGTCTGAAGAAACGTTCGCACCCCGATGGTGGTTGTAGCGGCGGCCAGTTCAGCACCATTGGCCGCCAGTAACCACAATTGCTCAGCTGCCCAGGATACACCCTTCCCTACGTAAATAAAGCCGTCACGTACCAAATCAACCGCGTAGGTCGCGACATCGGCCACAAAAGAAACGCAGTGGTTGAACGCCCCGATTAGATCACCATGTAGCAAGGCGTCGATCGCTTGCACGCCATCAACGATGGCTGTCCTCATCCCTTTCGGGATCGCGTTCCATGCTGATACAACTGCGTCGATGACGCTCGTGATCCCGCATGTATCGCATAAGCCGTAGATGATGTTGTTGCGTGTATTTATCAGCTTATCAAGACAGCCAGGAACGACACCACACACGGAAACTGCAATACTATATGCCGGACAAACCGTTTGAACGTAGTCATCGGCCATCTCGCCCAGTCTAGCCTCGATAGCACGCGTTCCGCTCTCGAGTAATATGACGATCGCGGGTAGGCCAGTTGCTAATTGGCCCCAAGCTTCAACGAGAGTAGCCATGTGGCCTCCGTGAGGATTAGAGACATGAATAAATGACGGGCCGACCAACATCCATAGCTGGTCGACCCGCCCCAGCCAGCCATGACTGGAAGCTTAGTTTGTTTCGAGATGGCCGATGATGGTGAACCACTCATCAGCCGTAGCAACGACGTCATTGACGAGTGTCAGGATTGTGCCGATATTCACGACCGATCCAGGAGCACCGGAGGGTCGGATGATCTGCCACAGCCCATCCATCGGTGAGGCCCAAAGAAAGGAACCTCCACTCTGGGAGATATGGTAAAACACCTGTCCCGCGCCGTTCCCTTGAGAACCGATAACGGGTAGGATTTCATCGATTACTGGTCTGTAATTCGCAGGCACGCTAAGGAACGGTGCGTTAGCTATCGTACCGAGCACCTGCGCGCACACAATCCAATAATTACCGACCTGACCGAAGCCGATAGTACCTGCGAGCTGAACCATCTCAGCGATTGGTGTGATTACAGCCTCCATTCGACCAGACATGAACACATGTGCTAGTCCAGCGTCACCGTCAGTGATGAGGTTCATTATGCCGCCAGTGGCGTCACCAATGATCTTTAGTCCAGGGTCAGGCGATGTGCTACCGACACTCGCGTTACCATACTGAGCAGCCAGGTTCCGCTGGAACCCATTGTTGAGTTCTCCAGAAACGCCAGCTTTATACGTCATCCCGCCGTTCGTGAGTGCCCAGATAAAATCTGCTGCAGCAGTGGACGTAATACGAAGCTTTTCGACGACTGGGATACGACCGGCGAGAATTAAAGCATTGAGAACAACAGTAGTGACTGGAGCCCCGGTATTTGCAATCGTTCCAGCAGCGTACCAACGATTACCACGAATCTGGATTGACAGTGCCATGCTAATCTCCTTGTTAGACTTGTTCCCACCCGCGACCACAATCGCGCCAGGCGTAAACATATATGCTGTTCGTGCCAGTAACGTAGTACTCGGCAGCGCTAGATGTCTGTAACACCCAGCTTCTTACGATGTTCATAGTCGCATCACCGCTAGCGCGGTCTGTAACGAATGATCTCGTGAATAAAACCTCCCACTGTCCTCCTCTCGCACCATAGACGTAGACGAAATATTTACACGGTTGGATTGTTTCCATCTTTAACCTCTCAGAATAGTAAAGATGGTGGTGCTGGTGAGTCGAAGAACTCCGGCAATAGCATTGCTGATACCATCACAGTGGAGAGGCAGTTAACTTTCCCAAACTGCGCAAAGTAAACCGCAGTATTAACTGGCCAGGAAAAAGGGATCGGCGTCACGTAACACACTGACTGGTAAGAACCACTGACGTTTGCGAAACGCTCAAAGTCGTACTGCACGTCTACAAGAGCGGTGGCTTCATTAGACAACCAACAACCGCCCCAATTGCCGACAGCTGCCTCAAATACGGAATATGAGACGGAATAGATAGCATATCGATGGCCGGCGACCGCTGGGAAAAGTTGACCAACTTTAATAGTAAGTCCAATACTTGTATTACGTATTGAAGCGCTTATGCATCTTGTCTTAGGTACGACCTTATCATTTAACGTCTCCTCCCATCTCGTCGTCAGCATGATCAGCCTCCATGTCCGAATGTTCATCTGTGAGAGATTCGATAACAAGAGATCTGACCCTATGCAGCTCAGCTATATCCACATAAGTGTAGTCTTTATACTGCAGAGCCACAGCACGGCCGGATATCACGGACATTGTTAGACCTCATGCTTTCATTCATGTTGGTGTTCCTAACTCCTGCTCGCGGACGTGTACCGCTTCGCGCAAGCAGACTCCGAGCGCGTAGCGATTGGCGAGATGTAAGCAATCTAGTGGTTCGGCGCCCTCAAACATCCGCTGATAGAGCAGTGCCCACATATATCCGTGATCAGGGAGGATTCGATTCATAGTAGTTAAGCGACGACACACCATCGCGACCACCTCATCTCGAGTCACGGTCCGCAATTGTGGTGTAACATATCGAGATCTAACTCGCGTCACTTGCTTCATTTAGCACCCCCATCAATAGGCGGAGCCGTAACGTTGTGTATTGTACTCAACAGACGATTAGTGCGCAACGGATTCATCTTTTCTACTGAGCAAGTGGTGAGACAGACAATCATCAATAATAAACCGACAATTTCAAGCAAAAGGTTCTTAAGCTCGAGATTCGTGTCGGCGTCGAGATGCTGTGCTACGACGGTCATGCCACACGCTCTCACGCACTCTTCGGTCGTAAGATCATCGCGTCGCAGCACTAGTCCAAATTTACTCAGGATACGGGCGGCGGCTTGTCTAGAGCTAACAAAACTCATGATAAAACCTTTTCTTTCAGAATTCTGTGCGTGATGAAACTCATAATTCAGCACCGAATGGATGTGCACTACCATCCGCTGAGTACAGAATCGAGACCGTCGGATGATCGTGAAGATTCGCGCGCTCGTGACAATCAGCACACAGATAATGGTTTCCGGTCGTACGAACGTGTCCGACCCGGAGGTCGAGTGGTAGTAATGTACCAGTAGAAGGTACGTCTGGGTGAATGTGACAACGATTCATTGAACAATCTGAACATGTATGAAGTTCCATGGCTGGCCTCCTGGGAAAAC